GCATAACGTAGCTGAAAGAAACCCTTCAGCTTAGGCTAATCAACTATGGCTTGCTTAACGCAAGCCCCCGCCTCTATAGGCGGTGGGTAGTTGACTTACCTCCTAAAGACTTTTGTAAGAAGACCTCGACTGACAGGCGTGCGCAAAACCGCAAAACTTACAATTATCTGTCGATACATATTTATTATCCATAGGAGGAGGTACATTTTCTTTCAAATGCGCACTAACAATAGTCAATATTTCCTTGATCCTCAAACCAACCTTCAACATAATTTCTTCCGTGATATCCACATCAAAAATTTCAACATCCACTTTTCCTCTAGAAACATAAAGCAACTGTACAAGATTGATCCGATACCCCAAATACGTGTTGAGCAAATAAGCATAAAACAGAGCTTGTAAAACATGTTCGTCTTTGGCTTTTGAGGGAATGCTTTCTATTGTCTTCACTTCAACGACAACGTTATCATTCCACAAGATATCAGACCTCATATTAAGGGTAAACTCATATTGGTTCTCTACACGAATTTTTAACTCGTTTTGTTGGGAAGGCAACCGTTTTTGCATTATTTCATGTACGGTGTTGCCTATACCGTGAACAATTTCGCCATACGGATAAACGACAGCTTCTTCTTTAGTGCCTTTCAGTCCGTAAAACAACTTGCGAATGCAACCCGTTAGATCGTATGCATTGATTGTCTTTTTCTGATAAGACGAACGCTGTTTGACGTTTTCTTCTTCATACGCTTTTAGCAAACCCACAACATAATCCTTGGTAATTTTTGAAGGCTTTTCGGAAGGGATAACTTCTTGTGGGAATGCTTGCTCTTTGGGCGTCTGTGTTGTGCCAAACAGCGCATCTAAATCCACGCCGACTGGATTTTGTGTATTTTCTTTGACTGGTTGCTGTGGCTTTTTGGGCGTAACCACAACTGTTTGCGTTTTCTTATCCGCCAGCGTTGGCTCGAGCAAATCCCACGTGGATGGTTTTATATTCATTTCTATCTGATGAGTTTTTTCTTCTTCCGACCTAGTCTTACTCATCATATCCGTTACCAGTTCGTTGCCTGTATTAACCACAGAAATTTTATCAATATAATCAATCATATTTTTAGCACTAGGCATTTGCTTTATCCTCCGTTTGCAAAAACATTGGGACTTCCCGAATCGTGTTGTCCTTTTTTTCCGCAATCATTACAAATCGTTTCGTCTGATATGCGCGTTATCTTAAGTTTGTTCACAAACACATTCTGACTGCCTTCAACGGATTCAAACGTACCACTATGTGGACAATTGGTTGGTCCTTTGTCTGTCAAACGATGCACAGGCAACATATTGGCGTACACGTTGGGAGAATGCGTTGCGTTGTTGCCGTGTCGTACATGAGAACAACAAGGCAAGCCTATATCGCAAACGCCAACAGTTGTATCTGTTGGAGACCTCGTAATGGCGGGCATAATATTTACTCCATTTCTAAAAGTATAAATTGATGGAGTCGCGCACATAATCTTTAAATGATGGGCACGACTCCATTATTTTTTGTTTTTCCTTTTGTCGCTGCTCTCTGCCATCCTGTTTTAGCGCCATATAAAACTCAAAGATACAAAACAATAGTAACGTCACAGCTAAAACAATACGCAGCATTCTAATCACCTTCTACGTGAATGGTAGCAAGAAAATTATATGGTAACAGTTTGATATAATTATCCCACATAAATATCAAATTATTTTCCAAGCTTTTTGCAGCAATCATTGCAGAATAAAACTTATCTTCTAAAGATTGAGACCCCATAACACTATTACACATAGATTCTGTAAACTTGGAAATTTCTTCACGTAGCGTATGTTGAAAATCCTCAGATATTATATGGTTATTATAAACCATAGTGTTCTCAATGTATTTAGTTACAAGAGCATCAAAATCCCAACGCAATTTTTGAACCGTCAACAGCGGGTCTACACCGCTCTTGCTGTTGCAAGCGTAGCTGGTAAATGTTTGCCAAAGTTCCAGCGATAATTTTTGTGTTGCAAGATTGACAATTATCTTAAATTGTTGCTTGCTTGGCATGCCTTGTATAGCGCTGTATATGCGCACTACAAAGCTGTTTAGTTGTGTGGCGTTGTTAACCAACGTACTAAGAATATCCAATTGCATTGCTACAGAATCTTTAATTTGACAAACATCTTCTGTAATATTACCGTACTCTTCCGCCGACTCCGTTATTTTTTGTAGTTTTGCGCACGTGTGTATATAGGTGGACACACGAATAAACATATCAAACAATACAAGAGCTGCTATAGTATAAGGTCCAGAAATCAATTTATCCGCATCAAAACCCAACACGTAAAGTGAAACTACACCCAAGAGCAACGTAGCTAATGCTAAGTGTTTGTCTGCTAGCGCTATTCCAAATGCAATTAGCTTATCAAACATCTGCTATTAACCCCCAATTGGTTGGTAGAAGTTTAACGCGGGGGATTATGGATTGACATTATGATCCAAGTATTCTTCTCCTTGCATGGTTGTGTCTGGTATATTATTTCCCATTTGTGGTGGCATGTATATATTGTTATAATTGTAACCACCGGAACTGGTGATTTCCGTAGTTCTACCTGCAAAGTAAAACGCATAGCAGGAACCTAACATCGTCGTTACCGCTATGCACAAATAGGTAAAATTTACATCGAGCGCACCGTGTTCCATGTACATGGCAACACATACGCGCAACAACCAAAGCCAAACAATACTTGAAAACAATAAAATAATACGCCGCATGGCTTTGCCTTTTTCAAACACATCTTTTGTTAATTCCACGCTACCATAACCAGCACGTTGTATATGTCTTGCCCCACTAAAAATAATGTCTGCTATTATTTTCTTCCACATACAATATCAACTCCGTTGTTTTTCCCCACACACCATCGACTCATAATGAATAATGTGCAATTCAAACGTTCCACTTGTTAATGCGGGACCAGTATCTATTGTTATAGAATTTGGGCCCGTGATTGTATAGTCTGTTAAATGATCGTAAATGAGTGCTACGGTGTTGTTTTTTGAAACAGTCCACGGTATATCCGTAACATCAAATGGATAAATATGTTCTTCGTCTTCTGCTTCAACATCTAGCACATAATCTTGCAAAATCCTTGCCAGTGTGGGCATTTCTATACTTTTATCATTGCGTTCAATGATAGCCACACCAAGTATCTTGTTGAGATCTGTCCAATCTGTTAGTTTGCTGTGTATATCCAACCCACCACCATATTCGTCTGTACCTTCTTCGCCAGCGGGTGGACCCCAATGTCCATAAGAGGGAATGTAGCCCGTGTTGACAACAGTATCTATTCTGATAATGTCTTGGTGTGTTTCAATAACAAACATAGCAGGTATTTCGAGCTCATATTGCAGCGTGCCGGAAAGCACGTATTCTGGAAGCGCATCTCCCCCATAAAACACAGAAGCATCGCTAATAGATGACATTTGAATCCACGGTTGTGTTTTGAGAGGCAGATAATATTTGGTTCGATTGATGCTTGGAATAAGCTGAGAAGCTAAATTGGAATCTGCCCAGTTGATAGATATTGGTTCTCCCTCGTCGTGATAAAGACGAATTTCTTCTGATACAACGAGACATTGTGTTATTCTTGGTAAAGGTATAATTTTGTTTAACCCTCTAAATGCGTCGTGCAACGACATGAAGATATCGTCTCGTTCCATTGCAGAGTCACAAAATATTTTGAAATCTATTGGACCGGACATTCTTCGTGTTATAACGCTTAAAGAGTTACCATCATAAAAGTTTATGGGTAACTGATTCCACTTTACCTGATAAGGGTGCAAAGTGCTGTATTTCCAGTTGTGATCCACTTGTGTAACGGGTTCGCCCATGCCCGGCGAAAAGACTAGTATGGGTGATAACGCACCCATACTAGTCAGATTCGCGTCTTTAGCTTTTTGCACAATCATCTGAATAGCTTTTTGGTAATTACCCATCACCACAAGATTGAACGGATGAACCCAGTGTTCAAAATAATCTCTAACCGCAGCAATAAACGGACTGATTGCTGTATGAGGATAGGGAATGCGTTGGCAAAATTTACTCATATTGTATTCACCGCCTCAATCGATGTTACAAACGGCATGTTTTATGATTCTGGATAGTCTAATAATGTTTTAACGCCGAATGGTTGCCATGCTGTAAAAATAGCCAAAACTGCCTCTTTGGCGTTTTCTGTTGGTATGGCGTTTCTCATGCAACCGGAATGCATCATCCAAAACAAAGCATCACACAGCAAGTAACGGTCTGATGCCTTCGTGCCTTCTGCTATAAGCCTTTTATTAACACTGTCTACCCAATTGTGGTTGGGTGGGTTATTCAAAAACGCATCCAAAGCTTCTAGTCCGTAACGGTCAAACAGTCTAGTTTTGATGTTCAAATCTACAAGCATACTGCGTGTCGTATGAATATATCTTCCATCTGCATGTTGTAACGCATCAGAAATATCTTTTACTTTGTTGCTAATATCAATATCAATACCCAACAGGGATACTAAGGAACTGCGCATCAAATCAAAATAACTACCATCCCAATAACGAGTAAACGCATTAACAATCCAATGATTCTTCGGTAAACCGGCCTCGACAGCTTTTTCCACATGCAAACCAATTGTTGATAGCCTGTTTGGTTTTTCTTCTGTTTTAAATTTGGTACGTATTTCTTCTATCTTTTTGTTTGTCAACATTTTAAAATGCAAAAATTTGAGCATATCTCTTTGAAGATATGGTGCGTAATCTTTCAAATCCCGCATATACTCAACAAAGATAGATTCCCAATCAAATTTTTTCAGAACAGAAATGATATGGTTTGGTTCCGCATTATCAGATGACGTGTTTTCTATATTGCTTAGTGCGGGTATGCTGTTGTTGTTTTCAACTTCACTCAGTTCGTCGTATATGGTCTGTTGTGGTGTATAAGCCACTCTCACCGCTTCCTCGAGCACAGGCGCAAATGTATGCGCCTTAACTCTCAGTTGCATGGCGGGATCTCTCGTCCACCACTGTCCCACTAAACACCACTGCGTGGTTCTTTGCTGTAAATCGCTGCTAATATCTCTTCGCATGGTAAACCCCTATAAATATTGGTTTCTCCAATGTAAGAACCGGCGGGTGTTGAGTCTTCTTTACCCACTACGTATTTTTTCATCAGCAAGTTAAAAACAAAAAACGATACCAGCGCGTCCCTATAGCGTTCCAGAGGCCATCCCAACCGCACGCAAACGCTTTCATAATCTGCTAGCACTTTCAATATAGAATTTTTAATTTCATCAGACGCATTACACCTAATAATGTTTAGCAACATTGCGCGAACAAACATGTACATGAGCCTGTTAACCATACTATAGCGTTCGCTGTGTGGGGGTGTTTGGGAATTGGATACCATGTGTTCTTCTTCCGCAAAATAAAGCAACACATAAATATCTGTCAACGCTTTTGCTAAGTACATACGCTCTTTGTCTGTTAACGTTTCAAGTTTCATGTCAAACGCACTATATTCATAAGAATTGCGTAATAACATCTTATCTAGCGTAAACAACCTATGTGTAAAGCGCGGGACATTCTTTCCAGTTAGGTCGTTTGTGATAGCACCAAAATATTTTTCAAACACTTGTTTAATATCATCGCTTACGTTTACTTCTTCCAGTTTGCTGTTCAAAATATACATACCGCATTGTGTGGCTATCTTAACTTTTTCTGCTTCGTTATTATCTATCAGTTCGTGCGCCGTAGCTAACAAAGACGCGCTGTAAACGATAGAAGAAACGGGCAAGCCAATGCGACCCCTGTTGATGAACATTCCAGAAATATTTGCTTTGTTGAACAGTTTAGCGTCCAGCATTGCGTGCGCCATAGACGGATGATTTCCGTTCTTTATCAAAGTTCTCAATGATTGAATCGTTGTGTCTATATCATACGTTTTTATTAAATCAAACTTTTCTTCCGGCATGTGTGTGCACGCAGTGTTGGCTTGTGTTAATTCTTCTGATAAAACTGGGTGTACACATGTTGGATAAATTTCATCCAAGGAAATATTTCTTCCATCGGGTACATCAACCACAGGCGTTTTAAACTTTGTTTCTACTTGTTGCGCAAAATCATCTGTTTCCGATTTTGTCTGTTCTTTGATAGAAGACAGGTCCACCACATTTTCTTCTAAATATTCTTTTTCAGATTGGTCTTCTTTTTGATATTCAACACTGAGAGAGTTCAAACCCAATCCAATGATATCGTTTTTGTTGAAATAAGAAACACCTTCAAGAATCGGCTTCTCTTCTTCCGTAAACAATTCAACTGTTGGAAGTTCGTCCAGTTCCAGCGCGTTTGGAGCATCTAGCAGACCTTTTGCCGCATCTTCCACTTCAAGAATAATGGCGTCTTTCTCTTCTTCTTCACCATCAAACTGCGTTTTGATCTCAACTGTTTTAGTTTCCGGAATGATAACATCTGATGTTGTTTGCTGTTTATTTTCAAGCTGCTTTATCATGGCAAACATGGTTGTGATAGTCGAATTGACAGCAACAGAAATCTCATTGCGTAAGTTTGCCTTTTGAACTTGCACTTCTTTAGTTAGCTTGTTTACAGAATCACACAAGCTAAACAGCGCATTTTGAATGGAATCTATATGGTTGGAATGTTCTTTCAGTCTTTCCCGTAGTATTTCATTCTCAAACATATCTACGTACATGGGCGTGTTGTTGACAAAACTATCAATCCGTTGCAACAGCGTAATGATTTCTCCTTTTGTCAAGAAATACGCCAGCGTTTCGTTGTTGCGTGTCCAAACAAAACGATAGCCCGGAAGTCTTCTATCGTCTACAGCGGGAATGACATCTAGCTTTAATTCTTTGCTGAAAACTTTGTTTGACAAGACTGGTTTTTCTAAAACTCCACGTTTGACATACCAACCACATGAATCAGACTTGCTGAAATAGCTGTACATTGTGTTATCTTCAATGAGCAATCGAAGTGCGCTAGATAGATACATGGCATTGGTGGTGTTGAACGTCATTGTCATGGTCTTCGATTCTTCTGCGTACAGCCTCATTTGAAACATGGGTTTGTATTCAATGATTCTTCTGGTCAGCTTGGTCATGTTAACAAGCATTGTGATGTTCATGTACATGCGCAATCCCTGTCGACCAAGCCTAAATTCGTTGCGGGATCCCGGAATCTCTTTCCACAGTTGTTCCACTTCTTCGCCTAAAAGTTTCTCCTCTGGATCGTTTTGGTATTTGAACCACATATCTCTCATGATAGTCCTCCCATAAATAATAGCATATACCTCTCCAACAGTTTGTTCTGGTTTAAATTCGGATGTATGTTTGAGTCGAAACAAATTATAAACGCAGATGTCGCGTACACTATTTGTTCCGTTACAATTTTGGAAAAACGAATTTTTATATCATGGAAATTGATTTATTGAATTTTCTGTTTTCGATTTTTTGAGTTGATTTTTTCTTGATGGTTTTTATTCCAATGATTTTGTCACCACCAAGGACGATCCTATTTTGTATATATATTATAAATAATATTATAATACTTATTATATATTACGTAATACTATAATATTATAATACTACTTAGTATAATATTATATTATGTTTTAAACTTAGTATTACAATATAATAAGTATTACTTAATATTATAATATTAAGTGGTAATACCATTTATTATAATATTAAAAGACAGTATTTAAAAAGTACATTAATAAAAAATGGTTGTATATAATACTATAGCGCGAACATAAAAATTCATTTTCTTTTAATCCTCCGTCGATAGGTTTTTCCACCGAAAACTCGTCTAATTTTGTTCCATCGAAAACTCGAAATTTGGTTTTTTTATATCAGATAATTTGTTTTTGCTAAAAATTGACCAACTAATACTTTTTAAAACGTATGATTCTTATTTACAAAAACCATTGGAAATTTAAAACCCATGATTCTGATATCAGTTAAAGATTTGACCAAATTATAATAGAATAATTTTGCATCCTGCACATGCGACACCTCGCACCATAGGTGCGTGTCGCGTTCGTGCCCGGATGCCAAACCACGTGGAATAAAGATTATCACCACACTCTTTACCCCAAAAGAGAGTAATGCACTTAATGCACTTACTTTATATTGTTGCAAACATGAAAGTTAAAATCAAAATAGAGTGTTTTATAAAAACAACATACATTTTAAGTACATTAAGTGCATAAGTGCATTTTCTTCAACCAAAATGTCTTTCCTCCAACATCCGCCCCAAAATGGTAAGACGCTATCTGAATGTTTTAATCGTAAATGTGCCCGGTTACACGATTGTACCCGGTTGTTATAGTTCTCCTCCTATATTGGATGGATTTATATAACAGATATACAAAACCCGGTACATCGGGTACATCGGGCGCCACACAAAATCCGCCTACCGGCCCACCCAAAAGGAAGTGGATGCCAACGCAGTATCACGCTAAAAAGAAGTTGATCGGACCAATACTCAGAACAAATAATGGAATAGTATGTGTGGGGTCTATCCCACACGCGCAAGTTAAGGGAGGTAATTAGTTTGACAGCAATAGAACAACAACAATATCGAGCGGAACTCGATTATGTGCAAAATTGCAGAAATCGTATTGCTGACATGCTCAAAGATCCCAACGTGGATATGCAAGCGGTACGCGTAGAAGTTGAGAGGCTATGCAATACCCTAAATTCTCATGGTATTAACAACGTTGTAGATCTCAAGAGGCAAACAGTTCAATCCGCATCACAAGCAGACAAATCCGCACAACAGTTGAAAGCCAGCATTCCTCCGTCTTCCGGTATGTCTTTTCAAACAGTCATGGGCAAGCTTAGCATGGTAACAAGCACCGTTTTTCTTGTCAACGCGCTGGGGCGTGCAGTAAATATTGTATGGTCTTGGGTTTTGAATTTAGTCAGATGGCTTAAAACAATTGGTTGGTCCCCCATTGGCAAATGGGCGGGTGTAGCGGGTGTATCTTTTGTTTTACTTTATCTCATTCAAAAACCACTGCACAAATTTTTAGACAAAATACTTAACAAAAAACAACTTCAACGGGAAGATCTGGAGATATTTTCAAATGACGGTGAATTTTTGCAAGAAGCGTTTATGCTCAAGGAATCTATGTCTGCAGAACGCCAACTTCAAATTTTAGATAGTGGTATCTCTTTGAGCCAAAAAATACTCGACGCACTTGCTATGATTGGTTTTGGTGCCGCTGGCGTAGGTGCAATATTGCTTCATATAACACCGCTTATCTGGGTTACAACCATAGGTGCTACTCTTTGGATTATGATGATAAGCTTACGTTCAGCTCTAACACGCAAACGTGAAAACTTCATGGGAGATCCCATAGTACCTGTTTCCGCACCAGCGGAAACCATTTAACTAAAAGGTGTGATAACCATGAAAGATTTGCTTACAGAAGCATGCGCACTGGTTGAATCTAGCCAACTGGATAGTTTGGAAACATACGCCAACCAGATACCACGAGATGCAAAATTGAATGGTAAAAAAATAGCAGAACAACAAATTGCTAACGTTGGTCAACGGGAATCTATGTTGTTGTCTATACCCCAAGATAAACAATCAGATCCCGCTTATATTGGTGTAGTAGATGCTGCATACAAGGTTTATCAGGAACAGGTTAGGCGGGGTAGAAACCAAATACTGTCTTGGATTATTGCGTTGAGCATTTTTAACAGATGCGTATTTTCCCTTTTAACAGCACAAAAAGTAGATTATGATTGGGTTAAGAAAATGTCTGTCGATGCCATCAACAAACCACTTAGGTTTGTTTTAATGTCCATACTCATCAACTTCGTCAAATCTGTTGGACTTGCATTGATAGCAGCTGGAGCTGCTGTGGGGACAGCGCAAGCAACGGGATCTCCGGAAAGTGAATTTGCGGTAATAATTACATTTCGAATTTGGTGCGTTATGGCAACCACTATTGCCCAAATCAAATTGCTGTACAAGATGGCTACACGTAATCCAGAGCAGTTTGATAGCCGGCTTGTTACCACAAACCCACCATATTCTGCTGAGAAAGGAAAACCGCTTCCCGGAACGTTACACGCCAGCATTGATGAAATGTAGGAGTTGATTTATTATGGCAAACACAAATCCTCTATGGAAACCCAACCCAAAAGTAATGGCTTGGAAAGGTTTGTTAGAGGAGGTTACACCGAAGTTTCCAGAAGTTTCTGTCAATCTCATGTTGGCTTTATTTCAAATGGAATCTGGCGGAAACCCCAAAGCGTATCGTTTTGAACCGGTATATTACAATCGTCTTTTGCTTAACAATAAACAATGGCAAGCCATTATGCGGGAACGCAATTACAAACCAGAACAAGTATCCGCATCTTACGGGTTGGGTCAACTGATGTACCCAACTGCATGGGGAATGGGGTACAAGAACGATCCGGAAGGGTTGTATGACCCCAAAATAAACGCCATTCTATCATGTCGTTATTTGTCCACACAAATCAAACGTTACAACGGAAATGTGCAAGCTGCGCTTGCGCATTACAATGGTGGCGGTGGTGGAGCAAAGAAGTTTTTGGAAGGTATGACAAACGAAAGACCCAGTCAGTACGCTCTTAAAGTATGGAACCTCTTCATTCATTACGACCAATACAATTCGTATAAAGGACCAAGGTAATTTATCTGATATAAAATTTTTAAATTTTGAATTTTAACCAGAACAAACTATGCGGAGGAATATGGATGAAAATTAGAATGGACGATTTATATTCAGTATATGTATCTCTCAATGAAATGTTTGGTGAAAAGATGTCACCAACCTGTGCCATGTTGGTTATGGATCTGAGAGACAAGGTCGAACAGTTGCTTAAAGAAAATTCTAGACCGCGAAAACGCACAGATACAACATTTGTTTTTGACAAAAACAAAGAGGTAGACAACGGATCGTTGCCTATTTTAAACATCGAACAAATGAATGGGATGATTTTAACACCAGAACAAATGCGCGCATTCAAGCGCGTTTTTGCATTTACAGCAGCACAACGATTGTTGGATTAAACACATACTGGGGGGAATTTTTATCATGATTGATGAAAAGAGTATCATTGTATTTTCTCTGCATGGAGAAGATGAACACATTGGACAGTTGGTGGATGATGGAAGCACAACGGGTATTATGGTAATCAATGAACCACGTTCTGTTTTGAAGCAGATGACTCCGGATGGTTCTATGCAGGTGGGATTGGGTTCGTTCGTTCTGAACATGGCAGAACTCAAGACGGTCAATATTTCATTAAAGAGTATTACGTGGTATAGCATGGATGTAGGTAAAAACATGCGCAACGCATATATTAGCAGTTTAACCAATCTTGTTGTAGCCAACCAGATGCCAAAGGGTAATCCGGGTGGGCTAAAGCTTGTCAAATAGTTGAACTCATGACAACTTTAGAAGAACAACGTTGGTTGGCGTGGTTCAAGAAAACAAAGCCGTTCCACGACCAAACATACGAACAACTGCAACATTTTGTTTTTATGTGTGAGCTTCTTATTGGTCATAAAATGGAACATGATATTGCAGAGAAGTTGGTAATAGAGTGTTTTTATTGTTATAAAGAAATCAAAGACAGAAACCTTTTCAATTTGCTAGATATGATGGAATGCGTTGTTGTTAAGCTGTTTGGATCTGTTTATTTGACTGTGTTTGAAGATAAATACAGAAATGCGTTAAATCATTTCGATGTAGCTAAAATTATTCAAAATTATAGGAGCTGAACATATAAATGCGTTATAATGGAGCTAGGGCTGCAAAGGTTACAGTGGAAATCAACACGCTACCTCCTGCATATCAAAACGAGGAACTGGTCAAGAGCGGTGTAATTTCTAATCTCGCACAGCGTGGACCCATTTTCAACGTACTACTGCCGTTCGTTGTAAAAACAGTAGACGATTGTGGTATCATTGCTTTTGAAATGATTGTTGGGAAACCATTTCATCAGATGACAAAGTTTTTTAGTGTAAGTATTAAAAACATCGAGTTCATTTCACCCAACGACGCAACTATTTGTTTTCCAATACTGGAACTATCTGATTTTCCAGACGAACAGATTCAAAAGGAATATGAGAAACGTTTCCCACCAGTGGAAGAAAGTGCTCCTGAAGAAAGTGCTCCTGCTGAGTAAACTATAACAATTATTATGGGTGCCTACTATACCACTAGGCACCCATTTTAATTTTCTCGAATTTTGGAGGATATGATGTGCGGAATATTTGCATTTATTAGAAACGATGTTTCAAAACATATAAGAGAAATCGACGCTGTTTTAAAACAAAACCATTTGCGTGGGGACGATGGGTATGGGGTGTTGATTAAGGGTCGCACCACCAAGATACAAAATGTTATTAAAGAGAAAAAGGGTGTACCCAACACCATTGCTGTTTTAGAATCCGTTGTCCGTTTCGACGCATTCATGGGCAATTTTAGAGCAGCACCCCTTCCAGAAGTACCTTCAACCAGCACAGACTGTGTGCATCCGTTCTGTGTGGGTGGGCGTGTTTACATCGTACACAACGGCACGTTGAGCAACGACGAAGAGCTAGCCAAAGAATACAACCTTGGACCGTACAACATCGACACTGAAATCATTGGAAGACTTTATTTGCTCAACATGCAAGCTACGAACAATAACATACAAGAAGCGGTACGCCGCACGTGTGCCAAAATGCGGGGTGGTTTTGCGGTTATCATCTACGACGCTTTAATCAACAAGTATGTGGTTATCAAAAACTACAAAACACTCAACATCCACTACATCCCCAACGAGTTGATTGCACTCAGTTCAGAAATCCCACAAGATTATGAGTATTTTTATACACAGTTGGAACCCTACCACTGTTATGTCATCAATCCTACAAGCATACTAATCGAATCCAAGTTTCCCGTTTCTTTTGATTACGCAACCCAACACATTCCCCAAAAAGACAACTCACGTATACTGGTTGTTTGTTCCGGTGGAATGGACTCTAGCCTTTCTGTGGCTATAGCTAAACATTATTTGGGTGCGAAAACCATAGATGTATTGAATTTCAACTATGGTCAGCGTGGGTTCAGGGGAGAAGCTGCTGCTGCTCGCCACGTTGCCAACGCGTTTGGTGCCAATTTCATGGATTTGGATTTGAGGCAGTTTTTTGAAAAAGAAGCACAAACTCCACTAACGGACTACTCCAAAGACGTAACGTTGGGTGTTAAGGGAACAGAGGCGTCTTACGAGTGGGTTCCCGCACGCAACTTACAAATGCTAGCTGTTGGTGCGGGAATCGCGGAAAGTGTGGGTGCGTCCACCATTCTATTTGGTGGGAATCTTGAAGAAGAATGTGTTTGCTATTCCGACAACGACTACAGTTTCATAAAAATGTTATCTTCAACAATGAATCATGGAACACTTAGAGGTATTACTATTATGCCCGTGTTATCCCACATGATGAAGGTAGATATTGCCACGTTGGGAATGGCATTAGATGTACCGTTGCATCAAACTCTTAGTTGCTATGACCCAGTACCTGTAGATAATGATTTAAAGGAAAAGCATCCATCTATTTATGCGTTAGCAAAGAAATACAAGATTCCCTATGTGCCGTGTGGTGCTTGTGGATGCTGCGCACAACGCGCCAACGCGTTTCATGCTGCACACATTAAAGATCCGCAGGAAGAACTGTATGTGCATTCCATTCCTCATTTTAAGGCGTGGGATTATCACCAAGCCATCATAGATAAAACTGGGTATGTCGACACTACAAACACCGAATGGCGCGATGCTGTCGTCAAAAAATACGCATTACGCATTCTTAAATAATATCATGGAAAAATTCGATTTTTCGAAAAATTAGCAGAACAAATAATAGAGCGCAAAGAACAGGTTTGCGCCACTAAACACACCATTGCTATTCCCGGAATCCGTCGTTTTTGAGCGGCTCATGACCTCCTCCTCCGACGCGGCGTGTGGTTTGTATTGGGCTCCTCCTCCCTAATGCATACCACACGCCATTTTTTAATTGGATTTTTTGTTGTGAAAAAATTATAATGATTGGGGGTATCGACCAATATGGCTGAAGAAAAAACAGTGTCTCCGCTAACGCAATACATTAGGTGGTTGCGCGCAGAAAACGCTCAATTTCCAGCAGACGCAAACAACCTTTATATTGGTACACTGTACAACCTGACGGAGGACGATTGGAAAAGCTGTGTGTTGTTGAACGGATTGATTAATGAAGATGCATATCTGGGTTACAAGATGCCTATAGAACTTTTTGGGGAGTTGCACAAACAAAGCAGAACCAAGGATAACCCCCAATTTATCAGAAGCAACAAAAAGAAAGATGTTGAAGCATATAAAGCTGTGCGGTCTGTTATGCCCCATTTAAAGGACAGCCAAATTGAACAGCTTCTAAGCATCGTTGAAGATAGAGATATGTTCTTAAAAAGCATCGGTTACGGAGATATGGTGGGTAAGTTGGTTAAAACGGAACAGACCCTAACCATGCTTCAAAACAGCTTGGAAGAAAACTTGGAACTCTGCTGTGGGAATTGTAGCAACAACAACCAGTATGTGTTTTTTGACAGCAATACAACCAATCTGAAAGATATTAAATGTGTGTTTATTGGAGAAGCACCCGCAGACAAGGAAATAGAGGAAGGCAAACCGTTTGTGGGCAAGTCCGGACAGTTGCTGCGGGAGACCATTAAAACAGTCGATCCAACAATCTCCTGGATGATTACGAACACATGTATGTGCTATCACAAACCCGGAACTGCGCCCACAGAAAAAGAATTGAAATCTTGCTTTGGCAACTTGGAAATCATTTTTAGCTTTTTGGGAAAGAACGTGGTGCTAATACCGCTTGGCAAAACAGCGCTTATGCGGTTGGGTATTACAGATAGAGCTACAGATGCCATCAAAAAAATTTACAAGTACGGCAATTACACCGTTGTACCCAACGTCCATCCTTCTTATGTACTTCGTGGTGGAATGTCGAGAGAAGCGTTTTTAGAGCGCATGAAAGAAGCGGTGGATGTTGTAACGGGTGTCAACAAAAAACGGGGTAAACGCACAGACAAAGCAACAGCGGAAGATGTTTTGAAAATGCTAAACGGAGAAGTTGCGCTGAATCTTCAAGAAGCTCTACCAGAAGAAGCACAAGTGGTGGATGCGAAACCTGTTGTGGAAGAGGAAGAACCCGTTCCCAGCATAGAAGAAATGCCCCCGCTACCCGAAGAGTTGGCAAACACGCTCAATGCGTTTGTTATGAGTAAATTAAAAAATGACGAGGAAACGGGGAAGGCGGATGTGGTTCAACCCAATATGATCACAACACCAACAGAACAACAATCCAGCTCCGCGCCACAACCCCCCAACGTAGATGTAGAAACGGATCCCATGCTTGTGGATACCGTTTATGACGACGACAGAGGAGTTGTTTATCATATTCTGTGGGACGGCAAAAAGAAAAAGATCATTGAAACAACGGATGATTTTATTATTCACAAGGGCAACACTAATAGGTATGTGGAACAGCGTGCAAAGCTCAACGAGTTCCGCATTAGGTACAAGGATCGCTGGAAATATATTAAAGATCAGACAACGCCTACGTTCGGAGCGGATATAAGCATAGCCGTACATAAAAATATTGATTGGAGAAAGAAACACCCAAATGAAGCTACGTACAAGTTGCGGGTGTGCGCATTGGACATTGAAGTCTACACCAACAACGAGCCAATGGACTTTAGCAACTTGGAAGTGGCTGCAACGAAATATCCAATCAACCTCATAACGTTGTATGATAATTATGAAGAAACGTATTATACTATGGTGTATAACTTAAACGGTTCCACCATAAACGAAGAACAAATTAAGAGGCATTTAGATTACGCAGACGATTGTAAGTTTAAGATTTTTGTTTTTGAAAAAGAACAAGATATGCTTAAAGCTTTACAAAGGCAGTTGGATGAACTAGATCCCAACATCGTTACGGGATGGAACAGTGATGGATTTGATTTTCCGTTCCTTAAAGCACGTTATGACTTTTTGGGGATTCCGTATGTCAACAAATACGGGGGAGGCATCAACCTACGTACTTATCAAAAAGAAGGCGTGGTGTACACAGATGCGGAACTGAAGTTTATGTATGCGTTAGACTATATGCGTTTGTACAAGGAAATGAGTTTCGGTAAACGAGAATCTTATAGTTTGGGTTTTATTTCCAAGTTCGAATTGGGTGTCACCAAACTGGAACTTGAAGATCATATGGACGATGTTTTCAATGAAGACATCAACAAGTTTATTGCGTACAACATCAACGACGTCCATCTTATCCGCTTGTTGGAAAATAAGCTTAAATACATCGAATTGATGTACGGTATTGTGCGCATTACCAACATAGGCATGAGAGAAGCATTTACAACGTTACGCATTATTGATGGTCTTATTTATACATATCTTTACGACAGGGGTCTTACATGCAGAGTGCGTCCGATGGACAACAGCAAGGAAAATTTGCTGGGTGCATATGTGCGCACACCCGTTAAAGGTATCTTTGAATGGATGTCAGACCTAGACTTGTCTTCTCTTTATCCTTATATCATGGCACGATTGAACTTATCTATGGATACATATGTTGGTAAGATAGATGAAGATGTCATGTACAACTATATTTATCATAGAGATATGTTTGATGCGATTCCAACCGTCCACATATCCCTTTCCAACAACCAAGAGGGTGATGTGACACCTCAAAAGTTTCATGAATGGATCACCAACAACAATTACATTGTGACCATCGCGGGTACTATTTTCAAGAGTCATGAAGAAGAACAATCCATTCTTTATGAAATCATCGATTTGATGATCAACGAACGCAAGAAATACAAGAAGCTGATGTTGGAAGCTGTTCATGACAACGATGACCAGATGTACGACCGGTATGACAACATGCAAATGACCTACAAGGTTATCACCAATGCCATCTACGGTGCTATGGGAAACGCGGGTTTTAGATTTTTCTCAAATGAACTGGCACAGACTATCACCAAAACGGGTAGGGAACTAAGCCGTATTGGTGCGTTTATGGTTAACGAATACTTTAAGCGTATGATTGATGAAAAATCTATTGATGTGGAACCCATTGAGATAGATCCAGATTTTCCAACCAAAGCAGAAGGTACGCTGGAGCACATTGTGTATGGTGATAGTGTTACAGGTGAAATGACAGTATTTTACAACGGTAAGTATGTTTCCATCGGCGAAATGTGGCAAGATCTTACAGCACAAAACACCATTATAAAAGACGGCGGTAAGGACCGCATCTATCCACACAACGTAACCACTTTAACGTTTGACGGTGATCGAACAAAGGAATCGAATGTGGAATATATCATGCGCCATAAGACAAACAAGCCTATCTACAGGGTGGAAACGGAAAACGGAAATTATGTAGAGGTTACATCCGATCACAGTGTGATGGTTTGGGATGATGTCATCAACGGTGTGGTCGAAAAGAAACCCAGCGAACTAACAGAAAATGATGTGTTGGTTGTTGCATCCGTGTAATGCGGATGCAACAACGTTATACCTTTAATGGGTCCAGTGAGGCCCGAAGGGAGATGTAACAACATGTGGGCAAAAGATAATATGAACCATTGGTTTATGAGTTCACTAACTGCTATGGCTAGAGATATGGAGGGTAATTTGCTAATGGGACCAAAATTGTATTTAT